TGCTTGTACAGGCGCAAACTCATCTCCGAGGCCATTTTCAGCCTCTCAATCGCGGTTTGTTCTAAGTCCATTGCCGTCCTCCCTCCCCGGCGTCAGCTTGGCCAGCATGATCTGGCCGAGATCCGCCATGTACACCAGCCGCCCGCGGCTGTACACCATCAGCTTGTCGCCCTGGATCTCCATCCGGTCGGCCTCGATGTTCGTCAGATCGTGGCAGCAATCGCAGACAAATCTCATGTCTTATCCTCCTTTTCGTTTTCGGCCAAAATTTGATCAATTGCGGCCAGCTGGAACGCGGACAGCTCGTCCCCGTGGCGCTGTACGCCTTGCTGCATTCTGGCAGCGCCCTTTGACACGGGCCCCATCACCCTGTCCACGGCTGCGCGTTCCAACGGGTTCAGCTCGTCATGGTGTCCCTGCACGCCGTATCCGGGCTTTGCAGCGCGGCCATACTGCGCAGCTGATCCGCCCTTATCCTGTTCCTTTGCCAGCCAACGGACGATAAACGCATTGACCCCGCGCTTTGTTTTACGCTTGGCCGGGTTTGCGTCCAACCAGCCCCTCATGTTCCGCAGCTGCTGTATCACGTCGACAGCAGGGTACAAGCCCGCCCATTCTTGGCATTGCTCCACGGAGACGGGATATTCCGTTCCATCATTCAGCGGCAGCGAGATTGCCGGTGGCGTGGACGCCGCTTGCGGCTCCGCGCTATCTTCTTCGGATTTGGATTCGTATTCGTATTGGATTGGATTCGGATTAAGGCCGCAGCTTGCGGCGGATTGCGGCGAGTTGCCGCAGCTTGCGGCGGATTGCGGCAAAGTGCTATTTATAATAGTATCGGCTTCCTCCGGAGCGGGATATTTAGGCTTACAGTCCCTGATCCTCTGATGCTTTGACCAGCTTGGTAGCACATAGTACAATCGCCCGCCTACCTCGTAGAGAGCAATCAAACCTATGGTCGCCAGCGCGTGAAGTCCGTCAGAGATAATTTTTGCTGTAACCTGATCCCGCAAGGGGAAGACACGCCCTTTGATGATCGCAGGGCGGGCGTCTCCACGCCCTGCGTCATCCGCCTGTGTAATCAATCCGATCCAAAGCCGAAACTCAAAATCTTTCAGCAGCGCGACTTTTTCATCGTCGCATATGCTCTCCTTTATGATCCTGTTCGGCATGTTTCAGCCCTCAGAACGGCAGATCGTCGTCGCTCTCGTCAAGCTGCTGGAAGTCCTCCGAGCTGGCCGGTGCAGCTGTCACAAAGGATTCGGCCTTGCTGGGCTTAAGCCACCGGATACAATCCATCATCGTACCATCATCTTTGGTAAACGGCTCCATATGGAGGATGCAGTTACGGCCTACCAAATCATCCAGTTCGAAGTCTGTTCCTGGCTCGATTCCAAGCGCGTTTGCATATTTGCCGATCTTATCTGCGTCGTAATCGCCAGTATCGCGGTCTGGCCAGAAGTTCTTAAAAATGTGCTTCTTCTGGTATTCCTGCTCAACGTCCTCGCGGACGACGAAATCGAACTTGATGCATTCGTTGCCGTTCTTCGATACGCCGTATCCGCATGATTTCAAATAAACCTCATAATCACCAGCCTTCATCAGGCCACCGTCGTTCTTCACTGCCTTAAATCCCATCTACTTTGTCCATCCTTTCATCGTCCATTTTCCAATGTGTAAAATATTCGTTGATATAATCGTTGGCTAAAAGCCAGTCCATAAAGCGGGAGATTGTATTTTCGATCGGTTCAAAATCGCCTCGTCGATACGTTTCCGCATAAGTGTTTGTGCCATCGAAAATCAGATATGTAAATTTCGATGCACCGGGGAGCAGGTGCAGATACATCGGGTGTTGCGGGCTGTGCAGATACTTGCCATATTCGTACCGCTGCACGCGCTTGATATCGTAAATCACACCGGCCTTTACGTAATCGCAGACGCCGTACAACTGGAAATCCAAGCCCGCCACACGCAGCCGACCGGCAACCGGCACTTGCGGCTGACCGCCCGAGCAGATGCGGGAAAATTTTGCTACAGCCCGGTCGTATTTTGCGCTGACCGGTTCGATCGGTACGCCCGCAACCGTGCTGTTAATCGCCGCTTCGAAATCAATGCCCGCCTGCATAGCCGGGGTTGTCTCCTTATCTTCACGCCGAAGCGTGGAGAGGAAGGAAACCAGCGCCGCGTCCGCATACGCATCATCTGCATCAAGAAAGTGCTGCCAGCTGCTCAGCAGGCTTTGTGTCAGCCAGTACATAGGCTTTTGTCTCCTTATCGTATTTCAGGCCGAGTTCTTTGCACTTGCGCTTGAACTCCGCACCAAGCTCCGCAGCGCTTGTCAGCGCGTGTTCGATTTTCCCCAGCTCTTCGCGTGCTTTGAGCGCCGTTTCCGGATCACCGACAAGGGCAATAAAGGCATGTCCGGCTTTCATTGCCGCGTCATAAGCCGCTTTCTCGTTGCTGTAAATCGCGGCCTGTGCGTTGATATCCTCCTGCGCCTTGCGGAACAGGTCCGTCAGGAACGTGGACTTCTGGCCGGGTTTGAGCTCCGGCAGCTGCATCACGCCTCGCACGCCGAAGCAGCCCTTTGCGAAGTACTCATCGGTAGGCGTGAAACCGATCATGCGCTTATTGCCCATCATAAACATGTAACCGCCAAAATCGGCAGGCGTCCAGACGATATCCTTTGCGCCGCCCTCGCAGGAAAGGCGCGTCTGGATGGTGTCACCCTTCTGCTGCTCCGTCGTGTGAAATACCACGATCAGATGCTTCCGGTCTTTTGCGCGGATCTGGTAACACAGGCGGTCGAACTCTGCTTTGATCACGCCATACATTGCGCGCCCATCCTTCGCAGCCTTGCTGTCCTGCTTCTTAGCCCAATCCTTCATCAGCTGCACCAGCATACCGCCGGTATCGATTACAACGGATTCAGCCGCCTTGTATTCGTCGGAATCCATATCGCCGAGCATTTCTTCATAGGATTCCACCACAGACGTCACGCCGCGCTGCTCCGGCCTGACACGGGCAATGCCGTTGTCCGTATCAAACAGAAACGGATTCGGGGCCGAAAGGGCCAGCGTCGTCTTTCCTAATCCGGGTTGCCCGGAAATAATGCACATGAATTTCTTGTTGCTGAAATCCAGTTCAGCGGGTTTCTTGATTGCCATTTTATCCTTCCTCCTGTTTCATCTTTCCCACCAGCCACAGCGGCGGGAATAAATAACAGTCTTCGTCCTCTGGCTCGTCCGGCTCGTACTCCGGCTCTGGAATGCTCAAGTACAGATTTTCGCCGTCATACGCCATTCCGGCTCACCTCCTGACGGATCATCGCCTCGCAGAAGCTCTGAACCGTAGAATAGCCGAGCTTTTTCAGCAGCCTGTCTAGCTTCTTGGCCTGATCGTCCGTCAGCCGGAAATAATACCGGTTCGTCTTCTTCCGCCGGTCGGCGCGGTTCTTGGGCGCGTCCAGCGCCTTGATCGCCGCCGCAGCGTCGGGGACAAGCTGCACACCGTATTTCTCCGGTGCCTCGCATTGGCTGAGCAGACACTTGTTAAACTTCGGGTAGTCGGCCCGATGAACTGCGTCGACGCATGCTTTTGCGCCATGCCGGACGCGGGAATCCGTTAAACTTGACATAGGTTCCTTTCTGCCCTATAATGAGGGCGTCTTAAGTTTCCTTTCGGCCTCTGTCGCGTTGCCGCGCGGCAGGGGTCATTTCTTTTTGCCTGTGCGCTCGCGGATGAGCTTGCACGTCGCGTCCCACTGTGCGCAGATGATCTCGGCATAAATGCCGCAGCCATAAGCGTCCTCAGTCGGGCGGTAACAGCGCTTCTGGCCCAGCATCTCGCAGACCTCGCAAGGCGTCATCAGCAGCGCCTTTTCCTTGATGTCCATCACAGCACCCCAAACGTCGTGCAGCCCAGCGAGATCGCGCCGGTGATCACGGCGGCGTCCGTCAGCTCCGCGTATCCGGCGATCACGGCCATCGCAAACGCCACGCCGCCGACCCACAGGCTGCATACCTTTGCCACCCGCCGCAACGTCTTGCGGTACTGCAGCTCGTCCCACAGCCGTTCCTGCCGTTCTTCTGTCGTTTCTGTGATTTCCAGGTCGTTTCTCAATCTTCCATCTCCTCCCCTAAATATCGTAAAAACGGTTTTCTCGGGATTTCCACACCATGCTTCGTTGAGCATATAACCGGGAATCCAAGCGCACTTGGGTTCAGGCGTGCCATAACCCGGATCGAGTTTGCGCTCATTCTAAGCACCTGCGAAGCCTCGCTTGCGAGGATCGTGGGATTTGACATTGCCCGGATATCATTGATTGTCAATGGCACTTCGCGCCCCTCCTTTTCCCCGGCTTCTGCAGCAGTGAATCGACCGATACGCCGAAATAGTCTGCAACGAGCGATAGTTTTTCGACTGTCGGACTACAATCCGCCCATTTTGCAATCGTGCTATTGCCAAAGCCAAGTGTCTTTTCAAGTGCAGAAAGCGAAATGTTGCGTGATGCGCAAAGTTTTTTGATGTTTTCTAAGAGCATTTTCTCCCTCCTTATTGACAAAGTTGCGAAAATGTTCTAAACTATCGTTGTCAGCAAAAGTAAACATTTCCGCTACAGGGGCAATTCCTTTGTGGCTGGTTTGTTGCACCCGTTTGTACTTTTCATTATACGAATATTTTCGTAATTGTCAAGATGTTTTTACGAATTTATTCGTAAATTTCTTAGAGGGCTATTCCATGTCAATACTCGGCAGAATCGGTGAACTTCGAAAGCAGCACGAAAAGCTTTCTATTAACAAGTTGGAGCAGGAATGCGGTCTTACACGCGGGTCAATGGCAAAGTGGGATGACCACGCGCCCAGTCCAGACAAAGTCAAAAAGGTTGCAGACTATTTCAATGTTTCTGTTGAGTACTTGCTTTACGGTGACCCGTCCGCGGGCATAAAAAAAGGCCCCATCCGGGAGGATGGGGGCGAAGATAACGAAACCGCAGAACTCCGTGAGATTTGGAGTTCTGCGGATGAAAATGAGCGCCGTGATTTGCTCGAAATGGCGCGTATGCTAAAGAGCCGGAGAAAGCAGAATGGATGATGCAAGCAACCTGCCGTTTTCGGAAATCGAGTTGAGTAAAGACGAAAGAAAAATGCTTAAAACATTGAAAAGTCACGCAGTCTTCGCAACAGATGATATCCTTCAAACTGCACAGCGGCTAAAACATTTTGGGCTTGCAAATCTGCACCCGATTCCCAGCACACCGGGTGTACCCGTGCTATCATTCGGCGGGTCTTTCACAATTAGAATAAAAGATCGCGGAAAGGATTACTTGGCGTATATTGAGCAGCGCAAGAAGTCCACAAAGGATAGCCGTCTCCACGACTTAGCGATCGCAATAATATCATTCCTACTAGGGCTGCTTACGTCTGAACATTTTTGGAATTTCCTGAGCAAACGTCTGTCAAGACCCGAGGGGTAAAGTCGCTGCAAGCTGCTTTGAGCTTTTTTTCACAAACAAGAACGACTTCACCGCCTGGGTCAAATGCACCGATTGCGTGTTCGCACATCTGGCAGGATTCTCCGCACTCCTTTTGCGAAGAAATCGTAGTTCTGATTTTCCAAAGCTGCGACATAATGTCATCGTATTTTTTTCTGCTTAGAAACATTGTTTCGCTCCTTCCACATTTTAATAAGCTGCCGTTTCTCGTCGACTGTAAGATCTAATAAATACCGAAAATCGCTATCCGTTAGCGTTATTTCTTCACTTTTATTGTAGCACATTTCCTGCAAATTTTCTACCATTTCAGGCTCCTATCTCCAAGCTTCCAAATTTCAACGTCTATTTTTGTGCAGGTTCGGCATTGCGGCTGTTTCGTTTTGGTGATACCATACAAGTATTACCAAAATATATGGAGGGCGATGTTGTATGCAGAAGCAGATCTATCACGTGACCTGCCCGCGGTGCGGGGAAGAGTTTGACGAAAAACTGAAGTTCTGCCCGAACTGTGATACCCCTAACCGGAAGATGATCTGCCGGTCATGCGGGGCGCAGATCAATGCAAGCTCCCGTGTCTGTAAGGAGTGCGGCGCAAAGAACAAAAAGCCAATGTCTCCGGCGCAGAAGGCCGCCATGCTGGCCGTCCCTGTCGCCGCCATTGTTCTGGTCGTGGCCCTGCTGATCGCAAAGCCGAAAGATAAACCCGCAGAATCCGTCAATGCTGAGAACCATCCTACAGAAACGGTCTCCGCACCCGTGCAGGACGATGCAGCAACGCCAGAATCCAACGTTCCGGCAGCGGAAGCGTCTGCTCCGATATCCGCCGAAAAGACGTGGGGCAACCAGGTCGAGCTTACGATCCCTGCTGATTTCTTAGGGGACGATGCAACACAGCAGGTTCTGGATGAGAAAGTCGCGGAAACCGACGGCATTATCTCAGCGACACTCAACGAGGATGGATCCGCCACGTATGTCATGACGGCAGCCTGCCATGAAAAGCTCATGCAGGAGATGGCGCAGAACATCGACGCCCAGCTTGCAGACATGGCCGGTTCTTCCGACTACCCAAACGTCATTTCCACCGAAGCGTCCAACGATTACACCTCGTTCACCGTGACGCTCTCCACGGACACTGTAGGGCTTCAGGAATCCATCATGGTAATGGCATTTTACCTGTATGGTGGTATGTACAACGCATTCAACGGAACGCCTGTTGATGACGTATTCGTGCAGTTTGTAAATCAGTCCGGCGCGGTCATTGAGACGGCCAACTCGAGGGATATGCAGTAGCTCAATTCAGGATCCGCGGCTCCCGCCGTTTGTCCTGCTCCTCACCCACATCTGAGACGCAGGAAAATAGCATAGGCAGCCCCTTGATATAATCAAGGCTCAGACTATGCACATCCCGAAACAGCGCGCCGTCGACGATGACATTTACCTGCCCATTATCCAGCCGAACATTGATGCTTTTCATATTCGTTCCTCCGATGTTTTATATTTTAGAACTTTCGTTCTAATTCGTCAATTGGAAGTCCTCGACAAAAATGCCGCCTGTTTTTTGGGCGTACAGAAAATGAAAAGAGACGTTTATGGGGATGATAATGTAATACAATATTCTGTTTGGTCGGCCCCATCGTATCTGGAACATACGGTGGGGCCATTTCAGCAGATGCCGGATTCAGGAACTATCTGCTACGTTTCCATTGTACCAGATAATGTTTGTAAAAAAAGCTCGAGTTTTGCGTTTTCTTCTCATAGTTTGCGTTTTCACACGGAAAATGTAAGAAATAACAATACAATCTGCAATTGGAGGCGCACCAATGTCCGCAATACAGGAACTCGCGCCGTTTATCGGCGCGTATCATGGGAAAATCAGAAATGCGAAAGATCACAGCGGAATGACGCTGGAGGAGCTGTCGGAAAAGTCCGGAGTTTCCTTCTCCACCGTGAGCCGATTATATGCTGGAACACAAGCGGATCCACGGCTTTATAACTCGGCCGCAATATGTAAAACGCTTGGTCTGTCGCTCGACGAGCTGTTCGGCCTTGAAAATCCCGTCGGAAGCCCGGAAAAGCTGACCAAGCAGATCCATCATGTCGAGCTTGAAAACGCCAAGCTGGAGGCAACAGCGGCCGCGCAAAGCGCACAGATAAAGTCTACACATACAATGTGTTACGTCCTCGCCCTGTTTTGTATGCTGCTCTCCTTTTCTCTGATTGCCTGCCTTGTGACGGATGCGCAGAGGCGGAACGCAGGCCTCATTCGCGATGGAGATTTGTCCGTAGCTGCATGGGTTTGCATTGCCCTGATCGTAGGTTCAGCGCTGGCTTCGGCAATTACTTTCTACGCGATCCGAAAAGAACGTGGAGGGAAACATGGAGTGCATCAAGTGTAAAAAAGAAATTCCAGACGGCGCGCCCTACTGTTGCTGGTGCGGGAAAAAACAGCAAACAAAAAAGGCCACAAAACGCGGGAACGGCACGGGCTCGGTATACCGGCGCAACGATAAATGGGTAGCGGAAATAACAAAGGGATACCGAGAAGAAAACGGGTCTGTAAAGCGCGTTGTCGCTAGGAAATGCGGATTCCGCACGAAAAAAGAAGCGCTTGACTACCTGCCGATGTTGGCCGGGCAGAAGAAGCGTGAAAAAGCAATTACATGGCGTGAACTTTACGAAATGTGGCTCCCCACTCACAGAGCCGGGAAATCAACAATTGATTGCTACAAGTCCGCCGAGAAATACTTTTATCAAGTTGAGTTCTGGAAACTGGAAGATATAGAAATAGACGATTTGCAGGAATGCATGGACGAATGCCCGAGAGGAAGAAGAACAAAAGAAAACATGAAAGCGTTAGCCGGGCTCATGTACAAGTATGCAGTTCCACGCGGCTACGCAGAACTGAATTTAGGGCAATATCTGATTGTCAGCGGAGAGTTCGGAGCGGCGAGGGAAAGCTTTACGCAAGAACAGATTGAAAGAATACGAGACGCTGTCGGCGTAATTTTGTTTGCGGATTATATTTATGCAATGTGCTATCTTGGCTTCAGACCGTCAGAACTGCTGGCCCTGAGCGTTGACAGCTACGATGCGAATAAAAAAACGCTGACCGGTGGTGCGAAAACGGAGGCTGGAAAAAATCGTGTCGTTCCCATCAGCCCGAAGATCCAGCCCATTATTGATCGCCTTTACGACGGAAAAGCGTCCGGCGCGTTGTTCTGCGATGAAAAAGGTAACCAATTTTCCTATGATAGATTCCGGGACGCTGTTTTTTACCCCACACTAGAAGCCGTCGGCATTGAAAACCCAATGGTAAACGGAATCCACAAATATTCGCCGCATACATGCAGGCACACATTCGCGACATTGATGAAAAAAGTTGTTGCGCCTGACAAGGATAAAATGAAATTGATCGGCCACGCAAGCCCTGAGATGCTTCGGTACTACCAAGACGTGAATCTGGAAGACTTGAAGAAAATCATAAACGCGATCTAGGATAAAAAGCGGAGTGTAACCGGGAGTGTAACCCAATGTGATTTCTCGAAATCTGGCGTGATTTTTCCTTTACGGCGAAGAAAAGAAAAAGCCCTGAAACCTTTGCAGTTTCAGGGCTTTTCCCATTTTGCATTGGTCCGAGTGACTGGATTCGAACCAGCGGCCTCTTGAACCCCATTCAATAAAAAACGCAGTAATTTCAACTGTTTTTCTTGCTTTTGAGTGTAACAAGAGTGTAACCGGTTTTATCTTGCATCGGATATCTTCCGCATAACGGAATCATACACGCTTCGCTTGACAAGTAATACCGTATCCATCAGCTCGTCCACGATCGGCCAGACTTTGGACGGGTCTTTTTCTGCGATGGCGCGCAGGAAGTCACTGTCTCCGTAGCTGCCTACCATCTGCGTGGCCGCTGCCTGTGGAACTGCTGCCTGCACTGCAGGTGCATTGGCTCCGGAATAAGCGTGCACGCGCGAACTCCGGCTTCTCTGTTCGTCCTCCTGCATCTTGTCGCGTATCACATAAAGATCTGCCAGTTTGGCATAATTGAAATAGCTGGATTCCTCATATTCCAGCCGCGCTATCTCCTTGCGGATCTCGGCTTTATCCAGCATATCATATCCCCCTTATGCCCGGTCGATCTGCTCCATGCAGCGGCGGATCGCGTCGCGGGCCTTATCGTCGTCCGCATCGCGCATCATATCTTCAAGTTGCGCGCGCATATGCTCACGGGCGTCGGCGCGGCTGTAACGGCCCAGCGAATCCCGGCGTCGTCCACGGTACGAACTTCCGCGCCCATATGCGCCGCGCATATCCGCTTCCCATTCGCCGTCGCGGGAGTATCCGCCGTCCTCAAGCATCTCGATCTTGTAGCTGTTTTTGATGGAGCTCGTCAGTTTCTGGATCGCGTCCAGATCGCCCGCAGACATTTCGCGCTTGTCGGCGATCTCGTCCAGCTCCTTGCAGAGCATTTCGCGGAGATTTCTCAGATCATACATGTCGCTTCCTCCTTTCAAGCCACACGCTCGACGGTCAGGTTGCTGTTTGCAAAATTAACCGCCTGCGTGCTGGTGTTGCGCATGCCTACCGTCACGCAGCAGCCCTTCGGTACGCTGACCTGCGCGGAAACATAGATATTAAAGTAGTTTTCGACCGCAGCCGGAGTAACAGTTGCAGTCGCGCTAGTCAGAGCTTCGCCGTTAATCGCAAGCGCGGCGGTGATCGCCTCGACTGTGCCACCGGTCGGGATAGCGATATTGCCGCCATAAGAGACCTTAAAAATCGCTCTGCACTGGTTGGTCAATCCGCGAAGGGTTACCTGCCCGCTGCCCTTGCGGTGCACGATACACGGTTTGCTGCTAACTGCAGTTTCTGTCAGCGGTACGTTCTGCCCAGCGGCGACGCTGACGATGTTGGAATTGGTAAATTCGGCCATAAAATCATTCCTTTCATAAAAATATAGCGGCGGGACGATTGCCCCGCCGCGTTGCTGTCGAGTATCGGCAATGGGGCCGACCATTTTCGTGAGGCCACGAAAAAGCTCTACGATGTGGAGTTGTTACGCGCAGTTGCCGCAGCCGTAGTTGTAGCCGCTGTTGCAGCAGTACGGATTCGAGACAACATAGGCCGGGCTGGGACTCGGGCGAAGCGTGGAAACAAGGTAATTGTTCTGTGCCGCCTGCGATGCTGCCAGCTGGTAGCCGAAAAGCTGCTGGTTCTGCTCGGCGATCTTCGCGTCCTTCGCTGCCAACTCCTGCGCCGTCAGACGCTGGTCGATGCTGCGGAAGCCGCAGTTCATCGCGTCGATGATGTCGCGGGGGCTGTTCTGCACGGTGTTGCGGGTGTCGCACGCCTGCGTCGCCATGTCATAGCGCACCTGGGCGATTGCGGCGCGGTTTTCGCAGCAGCACTCCTGTGCCTGCATCGCCATGTTGTTCAGCTGCTGCATAAGCGCAGCCTGCTGATTGCAGCGGGAAAGTTCAGCGTTCGAGAAGCCGGAAGTCACGGCCTGCGTCACACCTGCAAAGCCGTTGAGCATACCCGTATTCATGGAGTAGAATCCATCACAGATACCGTTGTTTACACTGTCAAGCTTGCGCTCGATGTTGGAGAAGTCAGAGGCCAGCACATAGCCGTCTACAACGCCGCCGGAATTTCTGCCGTTGTTGCCGAATCCGTTTCCATTGCCGCCCCAGCCGCAGAAAATGGCAAGGAACAGGATGATGATCCACCAGCCATTATCACCGCCGAAGCCGCCCCAGCCGCCGCCTGTCATACCGGTAGGCGCGACGGGCATTGTCATGGTCGGGGAGCCGTCATTCAAACTCATATTTTTCATTCCTTTCGTAGATTCAAAAGATTTATCTCAATCGTGGCCACGAATTGAAATCTGTTATCCGAGCAGCTGTTGGAACTGCCCGGCCACCTGTTGAAGCTGGTTCAGCTGCTGCTGTGATATCTTCCCGCTACGCACCAGCTTTTCTACCTCCGCTTTCGGGTCGCCCTTAAAGCTTTGCTGGAATTGCCGGAATTGCTGTATCATATTCTGGAACTGCCCCATCGGGCCGGGCATCTGTCCGCCGCCTAGCGCATTAAACAGTGGATTCATTGTCCGCCTCCTTCATCTTTCGAGGCCTCACGCTTGGTGCGGCCAGCTTCGCCACAAGCTCGTCGAACTCCTTGCGCGTCACGTATTCCTCCATCATGTCTTTTCGCGCCGCTGTGGGCGTTATAACGGCCTGTGCGCGCTCCACAAGATCATACGTTGTCATGCTTGGCTTGCCGCTCGCGTCTGCCTTTTTGACGTATACGACGGGCGCGTTCATGTCCCAAAGCGTTACCGCGTTGTTGGGCGCGACAATAAAGTCGTTGGCGGCCTGTTCGTTCGGGATCCAGATGATCGATTGATTCTGGCTCTGTTGCTGTGGCTGCGGCTGGTATTGCTGCATCTGTGGCGCAGGCTGATACTGTGGGCGCATCATTGGTTCCTGCATTGGCTGACTGATTGGCTGGCCGATTGGCTGATTGTAAATTGGCTGCTGATATACATATGGCTGTTGTCCGAACATCATTTATCCTCCTTTGCCCAATAGAACAGTGGAATTTCGCTCCCGGAATCCCACGTGTCAAAATACGTCCCATCTTTCACGCACACAACGTGACTTGATAACGCCAGCACATACACACCGCGCGAATGGCTTGCGCAGAAGTCCGCGACGGTGTAGCAGTCCGGGCAGGTGTTCGGTATCACGTTCCGAGTAAAACCATGCTGCCGGAGGTATGCGCCCCATACACTGTTTGCACTCGGAAGATCGCCCAAGATGAGCCCCTGCAGGCACAGGCCGATATACACCTCGTCCCAGCTCTTCCCGGTCGCCTTTGCGATAGCCCGGACGGTGCAGTCCCCGACCTTCTGCCCGGCGGGATTTGGATTGAAATAAGAAAAGCCCATACCGAACACTCCTTTGATGTGTCCAGTATGGGCTTTTCTGCGGCTTCTTGTGCCTCAGTTGTGTATCAATTTGGTTCAAAATTCAAGCCCGCGGAGAAGTCCACGGGCTTAGTTTGCATTATCGATCGTTCATGGCTAAGATTTCAGCGGCCATCGCGATCACATACGCTGGGCATGCGCGCTCACCGAGGCACCAGCCCTGCACGGTGCGCAGGGGGACGTTAAAATACTGTGCAAAGCCAGTCTGTGTAAGCCCGTATTTTTTAAGCAGCTCCGGGACTGTGCAGTGCGCGCCGTCCCAGACCGCGCAGAGCAGTGCAAGCCGTTCCGATGGGATCTCGGCGTCTTCAGCGTCGCCCCAGATGCTTGATAGTGCCAGATCCGAGATATAGGCGTCGCGGTCAGTGTATGCGCCGGTTTCGGCGTAGAGAGCAGCGCGGATTGCGGGTGTGAGTTTCATGTTGGCTCCTCCTCATTTTTGCAATTTTCGGCGTCGCCGCGCACCTCGTCGGCGGCAAGCGACAGAATCTTCGCGGCCATAGCAATGATATAAGGCCTGCATGCGATTTGTCCAGAGCACCATTTACTAACGGTGCTAACGTCAAGGCCCAAGTATTCCGCAAAACGGCTTTGCGTTATGTCGTAACGATCAAGCAGGTCGCGGAACGTCGCCGGAACGCAGTCAAGGTCATCACGGATCGTCTTCCTTGGCGGCTTCCGCCTGCGCGGCTTCCGCCTGGGCGACGCTACCGTACTTTTTATCGCAGACGGGACGCGCGAGCAGCGCGGGCAAAACCGCTGGTTCCCGGCGGCAATGGTATATTCAGCGCCGCACATCTCACAGGTTGCCGTATCGCCCAGGTGACGCCGGGATATGTTGAGTTTCAGCGCATCCGCGCACTTGGGGCAATATTTTTGCCTTGGCCCTGTCAGTGTGTAAATGGTGCCGCACCGTGCGCACACGTCAGTTGTGCCCAACCTTCGGGGGCCGTTTCCGGCAGACACTCTCACGTATGCGCTCCGGTCTTCTGTGCGCTTAATCGGCGCGCACTCCGGGCAGTAGCTTTGCGCGGGAGCGGTTATAATATATGGCTTCCCGCAGCTGACGCAGAAGTCCGTACCGCCAATCTTTCTGCGTCCGCCGTCCGGCAGTCTCCCCGCTGCCATCGATTAAAATGCCTCAAGCGGGCGGTGGGTCAGTGCGCAGTGGACGGCATCGGCAAGCTGCTGCATCGTCATGTGACGGGACGTGTTGCAGACGTGGATCACGTCATGGTCATGATATTCCGCCCAGCTGTTCATCGGGGATCCGACGTGCCAGGATTCGAGGAGCTCACCGGTCGCCTTGTCATAGGAAATCTGGCTGTAGCCGTTGCTGCTGTTGATCGTCGCGCCGGACGTCTTCCGCAGGCCGATCATTTTAATACCGTAAGTGTTAAGTGCCATTTTTGTTACCTCCCGGCTTATCGCCTTGCTTTATCTTATGGTTTTATTGTACGCTCATTGAGCGTAAATGTCAAGAGTTTTCCAAAAATTTTATAAAAAAATAAGCGCCGGGAAACCGGCGCTTATTTCAGTTATACAATTTGCTCGATGTCCGCTGCATTTCCCGCATGATCTCTGGCAGGCGTCGCTGCACAGTGGCGCGGCCAAGATACAATTCTGTTGCAACGTCCACTTGCGGGAGCTTATCCACGAAATAAAGCTGCGCGATCTGCGAGTTCTCGCGTCCAAGATTGGCCTGATAGATCACAGCCTCCATGTCCTTCCGCGTCAGCCTGCCAAGCTCCGGCGGCAGATTAACTCGTGCCTGCGGTGCCATCGCGCCGCCTCCTTACTTCATAGCCGCAGCCAATTTTTTCAGCAGGTCATCGCCGTACTTGTAATCTGCCAGATATTTAATCGTGTTGTCCGCAAGTCCGGCCTTTGCCTTGATGGTCTTCTTGGCGTCCTCGACGGCCTTGTCGACAGTTCCCGTGTCGTAGTCCACCCACGGGAGCTTGCCGTGCTTCTGCCATACGCGGCTGTTGTAGCCGCCCTTGACGCCGATGTTGCCGACACAGGTGATCTGCACGCCGTTGTCCCAGATCGGCGTACACTCAACGGCCAAGCCGTCTCCGATGTACAGGCCCCAGTGTCCGGGCATCCAGAGGCCCTCGCCGGGAATCAACTTGTCCCAGCCGGACGCGGATACGTCCTTGCACTTGGCGATCATGCCGTCGGCAGAGACATCCGGGACGGCGTTTCCGGCGTATCGGGCGCCGCCGTGGTAGGCGTTTTTGTTGCCGTTCCATCCCCACATGATCCCCTTTGTGAGATTCACGCAATCAAAGCCAAAGTAGCCCTTTCCGATCAGCCCGCGGAATCTGGCCTGCTTTGCGGCGTCGTACCAGTCCGGGTATTGCTTTGCCTTCTCAGTGATGATCCCATCCGTGACCGGCGAGCCGAAGCATCCCCACATGTACACGGTTTTGTAATTCTTTGCAACGTCGATATGCTTTTTTACAAGCTCGGACGCTTTCATAACGTAACTCATACCCGCTCGCTCCCGTACAGCTCGTGGTGCAGCTGCAGCACGGTGGCCTCGATCAATTTATCAATAACCTCGCTATCAAATGTGATCCCTTTTTCGGCCAAAAAGCTGAGAACATACGCTTTTTTCGCCGGGCCGTCCGTCGCGTCGTAGAGCTGCTCCGCAGCCTTTACGCCGATTTCGACGTATGCCCGGATGGTCTGCAGTTTGTCTGCGTCAATCTTGGTTTTGATCCACGGGATCAAAAACGCCGAAACGAGCGCGCCGATGAGCGCGATCACTGCCGAGATGATCTGTGTGTAGTCCATATGTAGTTACTCCTTTCAGTCTTTCAGCACGATCTCCGCGATGCGTGCTGCCGCTTCCGGGCCGTATTTCTCGGCCCATTTGTCCATGTACTTTTGCGCGTACTTCGCGCGGTTCTCGTTTTTTGCTTTCCAGAGGTAAAAGCCTGTGCTGGCCGTGGTCTCGGCCATAGCTGCAAGCGTGATCTCTGTCAGGTCTGCGCCTGCCGCGCAGGCGATGATGAGCGCGAAACTGACGAGCGCGCTGCCGAGCATCCACTTTTTACTAAACTCCATTGTGTTCGCACTGTTTTTCAAGCTGGTGCAAGAAAGCTTTTACGTCGCCGTTTCCGCCAAGCTTGACATACTTCTGCCCAGCGATCAGGCGCTCGGACATTGGCATCTCCTCTGACATGATTGTCAGCCGCAGGATGGATAAATACTGCTCCGCCTGATGTTGCTGCATCCGATCGAGCTTCTTGTCGATCTCTGCAAGGTGGGTGTTTTGATTATCGGACTTGTCCTGCTTTTTCTGTCTTGCACTGATAGCGGCGTTGACGACCGCCGTCAGTGCGGACGAGCCGAGGACGGCGCAGATGATCGCAGTGATGGTTCCAGCATCCATTGATTATGTACCTTTCTCTTTCCGGCGGGCTAATCGTCCACCATTTTAATGTATGTCGTGGTGTCGCCTGAATAGCTTATATCCGGCAGCGTCGTGCTGCCGAGGACGGCGTACAGCGCCGGGTAATCAGTCTGGGAAAACGTCGAGCCGTCGCAGACGTGCCATGTCTCATCGAGATATCGGGCAGTCGTTACGACGTCGCCGGGGCGGGCGCGCGGCGTGGTAAGCTTGGCGAGTGCTTCGTCGATCTTCGGATCAGCGGGCGTGTCGCCCGCAGGCCAGACTTTCTCGGCGGTGGCGTCCGTCAGCAGGTTTGCTTTGAGTAGCGGCGTACCTGCTTCCAACGGCTCATCCTCTGGCCGGATCCACTCGTACCGCAGCAGGCTCCCGGCCGCATCGTACACGCCGTACCGCACAGCGCCGTTTGCGAGATCATTCGTGCCGTGTCTGTCCTGCATGGCTTATTCCTCCAGCGCTTTGATGTAAGCATAACTGCGCCCGTCGGGGGTGATGTTGGGGATACGTTTTGCAGAGTAGGAAAAATCCCTTCTCAGGATTTTAATTTGCTCATCTGAGGATGTGTCGACGATACCGGCAACCACGTTCCCACCGATCGCAAGCCCAGCAACATTGTATTCGGTCGCAGCAATCATGGGCGCAGCATCCAGCGCACTCATTACGGCAATATAGTCCCCATTGGAGTTTTCAAGCACAACGGCAAGAATGTCGCCATTGTAAACCGCCATGTTTCGAACGGAGCTGGGATATGTATCACCAAGCGCCGTTGTCCCGGCGATTGTTTGTCCGCCGTCGAGCGAATAGGATATTTGGTTCCCCTCTACAACAACGATTTTGCTCCCGCTTACCGCAAGGCCGGGGCCCGGGTATCCAAAATGGGCCGGAAGTGCAGTCGGCGTGCTGCCGAGGCCCATAAACTTCTGCATGCTACCAGCATTTTTGCTGGCATAAATAGGCCCATATTCTGCATCTTGCACGAACGAACCGACGTACTCCTGCGTTATTGATCCGTAGTCCCAGTTTCCGCCTAAATCGGATGCCCATATGTACCTCTGCTGCTGTACATGTGAGTATCTCGGATGCATAACATAGTAGGTCCCGCCATAGATCAGCACTTCTCCGGGCTCCCAACTTATGTAGCTTCCCAAAGAGCTCAGGGACTTATTTGCAGCAACTTTCCACGGCCCATTCGGGGACGTTGCATAGATAACGCAAACCCTGTGCGATCCGCTTGTCGTGTAATAGGCAAATACATATTTACCATCGTAGTAGTGCACTTTGCTGCATCCGACGACCGTTGTCTGTGTCGTTCCAACGTTGCTGATGTTCGCAACCGTGAATGTTTCAAGATTGTCTGATGTCGCGACTTTCAACGAGTAGTTGTTCCCGCTTTTCGCTACGATAAACCAATGCCCATTCGCGTACGAGATCGACGGGTGCGTGCCAATCATGCCCGTGACTTCGATTTCGTCCCAGTCTCCTGCGTCTACGTCCGTCCGCAAGACGTTGTACAGATCCGGATACGCGACGTTTGAGATCGCTCGTCCATCGCAGGGGAGCCACGAAGCCGAGCGATCCCCGCGGGCAGTCATGGAGATGTCGCCGATACGCGCCGTGCCTTTAGATAACTCGTACAGCGCATCGTTGACGGTCGGATCAGCCGGTTTCTCCTTGTTGTTCCAGATCTTATTCTCCGTCACGTCGGATAAAAGATTTGCCTTGTTTAGCGGCGTACCTTCGATTGTAGGCTCGTCCTCGCGCTTCATGTATTCGTAGTGGTCGAGCGTTCCGTCGGCGCCGTAAATGCCGTATCGGATCGCGCCGTTTGCCAGCACCTTTGTCGGTTGTCTGTCTTTCATATCAGTCCTCCCGCAGCGCATTCCGTCGCGCCTGTATATCGAAACGCCTTAATGACGTTATCGATCAGCGTTTCGCACAGCGCCAAAATGCGCTCGATATTGTTTGCCCCAGTGTACGTCATCCGGTCGATCTCCGGTACGGCAGGCGTTCCGCCCGGGTACGTCAGCGCGTCTCTCACATCCTGTATCTGCTGCCGGTATACGGCGGCCTGTGGAGCTGTTATAACGTCCGTCATGCTCCAATCCGTCTTAGCCGACCACTGGATATTCTTCCCGCAAAGCGGCGCGAGACGCCCAGCCAAATAGTTCAGAGCCGTACCAACGCGGTTCAAATCGCTCGCATTGTACGCGCCCTTCATCCCGGCCAGCCATTCCACCCGCTCGTCGGCCGTCATGGCGGAAAAGCCCTTCGCCGCCAGCTTCCGCACCCGCTCCACGTCCGCCTGCGTCCGGTCGGTGACGAGGGTGTCACTGAAGGGGCGGTCCGCATTCTTTTCCAGCCACGATAAAAGCTCTCCAGTAGGGGCAGTGTCAAAGACAAGCGTTTTATATGCATTATTATCCCATTCAAAGTTATATTCTGGCCCGGCATTTGGATCTTCTAGGCTGACTGCGGCATATGTCACCCCATTATACTGTAGCTCACACGTAAAGCCTCCGTCAACAACCCCTAATGATGTAAAACTCTCGTTGTTTGAAGTAAAGTTAATGCTAACCGCAGGAAAGTATTCATTAGGATCAACCGGCGCAGTATCTTTAATTATCCATGTTTGACTCATCAGAAGCTCACCCCACTTGCATTATCAATTTAGGCAGCAGCCCACGCGCCCTTCATCCCGGCCAGCCATTCCGCCTGTTCGCCTGCCGTCATTGCGGCGAAGCCCTTCCCGGCCAGTGCCTTGACGCGCTCCACGTCCGCCTGCGTCCGGTCGGTGATGAGGGTGTCAATGATGGTACTCATATGCGTCCTCCTTAAATCCTCACGATCTGATCTGCGAATGCAGCCAGAGGGCAGGCTTGTTTGTAGGATTCGAGGGCTGCAGCGGGGATTTTGACTACGGTGCTCGAGCCGATGTGCTGCATGTTAACCTCCCTATCCGATCAGAAGAACTTTGTAAGGTTGTCCGCCCTTAAAAGTATGCGAACTACTATAAGTCCGTACACTTAAAGTCGCGCCTCCAGAAATCGTAATACCAGAGGCATAGTCAAACGCATAGCCTCTGTTTATCCATAAACCCACATCACTGAAGTTATAAGTACCGGAGGCAGCATCAGCATACAAGAAAGAGTATGCATAAACTTGCCCAATAGAAGCTATAATAACAGCAGATACATGAGCATCTGCGCTTGGTGCTCTTGCGATAGCCCGTGTTTTCATTACATTTCTGGCAGCGGGTATATCCGGGATAACAAGCAAAAATTTAGGCGAACTCAGAATAGTCGCGTCGTCCGGCGTTATCGTTATTTGCACCACGTTTGATGTTGGGGTAACGGTTGTTGTGTAATACTTGCTGCCGCCGAACCATTCCAGCAGCTCGTTTGCTCCGCCGCCACCCGCCTCAATGCTATCAATCAGCGCCGCCATGCTATCCAGTTTTGTCCCGCTTGGGACTGTCACGCCTTTTCCTGCAATTGCGGTCGTGATCGCGGCTTTGGCGTTTTCAAGCCGGGATATTTCGGTTCCAACGCTCATTATGATACTCCCTTAAATCGCCGCGAGGGCGGTCTCGATGGCGTCGGTCAGGCTGACCGTGCCGCCGGAGGTGTAGCCAGCCGGGACCGCGACGCTTGTCTGCGTGAGGCCGTCGATGGTCTTTGCAATTGCGCCGTTGTTGGCCATGGTGCCCTCGATCTTCGCGCCAGTCGCGTCGACGATGAATTTTCCGTCCAGCACGTCGCCCGCGCCAGCCGTCACTCCCGAAACGTCCTTATACTTGGCCGGGATGGCGCCTACCGTGACTTTGCCGAGAACCTTGCCCTTCGTGGGCGTGATGTCCTGCGCGGCCTCGGCAGGCGTGGCGGACTTGGTTTCCAGTGCGATGGATACCTTGCCCGTGCCGGAGTGCTTGCCCGCCGGGACGGTGTATGCCTGATTGCCGGTCGTCGCGTCCAGAACCTTGGATACCGCGCCGTTGTCCGGCATGGTGCCCGCCTGCGTCACGCCGTCGGCGTCAATAAAGACTTTATTCGCCAGCACGTCGCCGGGCGCGGCGGTCGTCGCGGATACGTCCTGATAGTTCTCCGGGATGGCGCCGACGGTGACGGAAGACAGGCCATAGTAGCCCTGATCCGGAGCGACGGACTGCTGCTCCTTTGTCGGCGCGACGGATTTGGCCTGCAGGTTGTAGTTGCCGCCGCCGGAGACGCCCTTGACCGTGCCGGAGCCGTTGTGATAGCCCGCGGGGATGGTGTAAGACTCGCCCTCCTTGACGTTGGCGTCGACAGCACCGTTATTCTTGATGGCGGCGGCCTTGTCGGCCAGCGCGTCGAGTTTGTCTGTACTCGCGGCAAGCCCGAGGCCGACGAGCCATGTGCGCAGTTTGTTCCGCGCGGTCTGCAGTCTGGTAATTTCGGTTTGTGTACTCATAAAATCACTCCTTTAGATTGTCGCCAGCAGGGCGTTGATGTTTCCGACCTCCGTATACACGGCGGCGCTTGTTACGGGCTTGGTGTTGTCCTTCTCCACGGCCTCCGCCGTGTCGACGGAAAGGGTATTGGTGGCCGCGTCGAGCTTGAGGCCGGAGCCGATGTTGTATCCGCCGCCGGTGCCGCCGTCAGCGCGCACGGAAACATTAAAGGAAACGTCGACCGGTTCACGATTCTTGAGTTCAAATTCGATGCCGCCCATCACAACACCGCCTTTGAAAGCGCATGCGCTACATTGACTTGCTTGATCTCCGAGCCGATCACGTCCCCGCTCCTGAATTTCACGCGCACCTGCATCTGACAGAGCTTCGGGAGCCGGAATGTCTCCTGCTGGGTGAGGGGAAACAGAAATTTCCCGTCTTCGTATCCGATTTCACCCGGATAACTTTTTTGCAAATAAAGCAGCGATATCTCCACCTTCTCGACAGTTTCGATGTCAATCGGCTCCCCTTTATTTTTAACGGTAACGATAAGGTTGTAAGCATCTCCCTGTACCAAATGTCGCACCTCCATTCTATGTGCCAATAATCTCGCAGTCCGCCGCCGCGATACCGCTGAGCCGGATCCCCATGCTGGTAATCGTGCCGGTGATCTTCGTCCCCCACGGCGTTGTGGTCTCGACGTAATCGCCCGGGACTTCGCCTTTCATAACGATCCTCACGCTGTGCGTCTGGCGGCGCATGTAATAGTCGTAGACGTGCTGCGCCACGGTGGCGACGTTGCTGGGGTTGACCAGCGTCGCGTCCTTGACCTCAATGACGTTCGGTTTGGTGCTGGTGGTGACGTCCGGGTTGGTTTTTGCCGTGACTGCTGTCGTGTGGTAGTAGGTCTTTCCGCCAACAGTCACGCTGTCGCCACTGCCGGACGTGGAATAGCTGTGCGCCGTGATGCGCACCTCTGTCACAATCGCGGAGGTGTCCACACTTCCGCCCGTATAGAGCCGGTCAAGTGGGATCTCTGTTGCCGTATCCGTAGTCAACTTACGCACGCAGATCCCACGGCTGCCGCTCGTATCTACAGTTGCACAGAGCGCAAACGCAATCTGCTGCAAGGCTTCGCGAGAGGTGCAATCCGGAATATAGCCTGTGACGGTCTCGGCCTGCAGGCTCTCGTCCATGTCGAGCAAAAAGTGCCCGCCGAGAATGCTTGTGATCAGATCCTTTGCATTCTTGCCGCTGTAGATTGCAGCGGAAAACGGCTCGTCGTCGAGGACGCCGAGCGCATCATGGCACGAAACGTCGTACAGGCGAGCGCTCGACCGGGACGAACTCTTGATGTAAAACACGCCGATCAGATTGCTTCCGTCATAGGCACTTACTGGCTGCTTTTCTTGGAAAATAAATTCGATATCATCGGAATCGTCTAGAGTGAAATCAAGTGTGTTGATTTCGACGTCGTCCGAGATCACGCTGATACCCTCCGTTACACTGACGCTTCGCAGATCCGCCCGTTCAAACTCGCGGACGATGCCAAAAAAGATCTGGCGAATCTTCGCGTACCGGTACGGCAAACTTGTCTTCGTGATCTCAATTACCAGTTTGTTATAAGCCGATACAGGCTTTGCACAGAAGTATTTCTGCGCGTCCGGCATGAACGGCTGCGTCGCCGCAACTGTATTACCGTTATACCACGTGAGCGTCAGCTCACTGCAATAATCGCCTGCTCCGCCGTCGAAGTTAAAGAAGATGCCGGAGGACGCGAATACACCGTCCAGCGTGACAGTAATCGTCGGGTTTGTATCGAAGGTGCAGTCCGCCTTGCTCTGCTCCGCCGACCAGAACGCCGCAGTCTCCGCCGTGCGGATCTTCCGGGAGCCGTCCAATATCCACTGGTTCAGCTCGTTCGTTTCGATTAACAGCTGGTTTGTTCCGTGCGGCAAATCTTGGATGATGGAAAATGCATTTGCGTCGCTGCTCGCAACGGTCGCGGCGTCAGCTGCGCCGACTGCGACGTCCTCGTAAACAACTTTTACACTCATACTGGCGTCCTCTTGGGCTTCATGGCGACAAAATTAATCGCGAGGTTCTGCCAATCATTGCGGCTGCCATACTTGGATACAAGCTCGTCCTCGCCGTTTGCGACGTAAGCGTCAAAGGTGAGCGTAGTCTGTGCATAAGGGACGGTCAGGACGTGGCTGTCTACTGGGGCGGAAATCGCTTCATAAAATTCGTCATATTCGGCGAGATCGGAGGATACCGGATCGATCTCCATGCTGTAATTGTAGTACGTGCCGATGATGTCACGGGTCATCGCGCCAGTCATGACGCGGCCTGCGTTGTCGCCGTCGAGGACGGCAAACGAACGCTTTAGGCTCACAACATGCAGATGCGGATACTCCTTGCCGTCAAGGCTCAAAATGCTTGTCATGCCTTCACCCCCGCAAGCTTCACGCCGACGCGCTGTGTTTCCTCGTTGTTAAGGTTATACACCGCGCGGCCAAGTTCTCTGTGGTCGAGCTGCATAACAACCGTGATCTGCCTGCCGCCCATGCCCCCGGTATCGTTCATGGCCTGCTTAAAGGCCTGCACCATCGTTGCCAGCGGCGTCTCAATATTCGTCCCGCTCTTCTGGTCGCCGAGAACGGCGAGAAATTCGCGGTTCGGGGGAATGACTGCGCCCTGCGCCAGACGAGGAAGCGCAACGTTGCTCACGAGGGGAATGCTAATTCCGAAAGAACTACCGCCAATTAGGGGAACCCAATCAGGGACCTCGAAATGAATGGTATTCAGCGCGGAGATTAGGAGGTTTATACCGTTGATGATAAAGTTTATTGCATATTCAACAGCGGTAATGATTCCATTCCAGATCCCCTTAAATATATCCTTTACGCCTTCCCACGCCTTTGTCCAGTCTCCGGTAAAAACGCCGCTGATAAACTCGATGATTCCGCTTAGCCACTGCTTTATACTGTTGAATAGGCCGGATATAAAGTTTCCGTATGTCTGGAAAATCGCCGCGAGCATGGGGCTTTTTGATTGTAACCATGTAATGAACATATCCCATGCATATTTGATGGAGTTTATGATGGCATTCCACGTCTGCTTAAGCCCTTCCCAAATTTGTTTCGCGCCTTCTGCGGCAAGCTTCAAGTCACCCGTAAACACACCCTTGAAGAATTTCCCGAATCCGTCTATGATATTTTTCAGGCCTTCGATTAGTTCTTCGCCATGTCCGGTAAAGGAAACAAGTGCAACCAGAGCGGCAACAAATCC